AGCTGACAGAAGGATAAGGAGGGAAAGCATAATGGCTAAGATTTGGAGAAACCGTATCGAGGCAGGTACCCAGAGACTGGATCACTGCCCCCAGAAGTACCGTAACGATGTGATCAGGCTCATCCAGGAGGATCTGGCTTCCGGAGCATACACGATCAGTCAGCTTAAGGCCCTGGTCGAGGATGGGATGATGAGCCCCGAGGAATACGAGGAGATCACCGGTGAGCAGTACGAGGCATGAGGATAAGTTCGGGATGGAGCTTTTCGAAGCTCTGTCCCGTATCATCGCTACCCAGCAGGACATCATCGAGAAGCTGTATATCCGGCTTTCCATGTATGAAGCGCTGGACGATGAGGAAAGAGCAGTACTTGAACAATTAAAGCAGGGAGGTATATGAGATGGAACCGTGGTTTCAGATGGGAGTAACGATCGTGTGTGCTGTGTTTGCGTCAAGCGGCTTCTGGGCGCTGATACAAAAGGGGAGAGACAAGAAGGACGCAAAGACCCGTATGCTCTTAGGCTTAGGGCATGACAGGATCATCTTCCTATGCAAAGCATACATAGAGCAGGGCTATATCAGCGTAGACGATTATGAGAACCTGCACGAGTATCTTTTCCTGCCCTATGTGGAGATGGGCGGTAACGGGACAGCAGCGAGGCTCATGAAAGATGTGGAAAACCTGCCTACGGTTCCCAACAAAAAGCCCGCCCGGAAAGGAGGATCGCATGAGGAGAAGAAAGAAGAAAATTGAATTTTCTAAAAAGATCCTGGCCTGCGTAGCTCTCGGCACTCTGGCCGTAGTGGTCGCTGCTTTCGTGTTGATGTGGCGGACTTCCGACCTGAGCCCGATGAGCTTTATCATTACCGGGATCTTTGCGGAACTGGCTAGCGCGACCGGCTTTTATTATTGGAAAGCGAAAAACGAGAACATGCTTAAGATCAGCGGTAGCCCTCTGCCGATAGAAGACGAGATCGATCCGGAGCCTGCAGAGTATACCGGGGAAGGAGGCGGCGTAGGATGAGTAACTCACCACTTGTAAGCTATACAAAATTAAGCCCGAACCATAGCGGGAAGCGTACCCACGCTATCGACCGGATCACGCCGCACTGTGTGGTCGGCCAGTGCTCCGTGGAGAGTCTGGGTGAAGTGTTCGCCCACACCTCCCGTCAGGCGTCAAGTAACTACAGTGTCGGCTCAGACGGCCGCGTAGGTCTGTATGTGAACGAGGAGAACCGTTCCTGGTGCAGCAGCTCCGCGGATAACGACCAGCGGTCCGTTACGATCGAGTGTGCTTCCGATACTACGGAGCCGTATGCCTTTAATGCAGCAGTCTATCAGACCCTGATCAATTTATGCGCGGATATCTGTAAGCGCAACGGTAAGAATGTGCTCCTGTGGCTGGGAGATAAGGGCACAAGCTTAAACTATAACCCGCAGCCTAATGAGATGGTGCTCACCGTGCACCGGTGGTTCGCTTCTACGGCCTGCCCCGGTACCTGGATGATGGACCACATGGCAGATCTGGCCTATAAAGTGACTGCTGCCCTGGGAGGAAAGACACCGCAGCCGACACCCGCTCCGGTGGATCCGGAGAAGCAGATCTGGGACAGCTTAAGTGCCCTGATCGGGAACGACTACGGAGTAGCCGGGCTGATGGGTAACCTGTACGCGGAGAGCGGACTGAGATCTAATAACCTGCAGAACAGCTTTGAGCGCACCCTGGGGCTCACGGATGAGCAGTACACGGCAGCAGTCGATAACGGCGGTTATACCAACTTTGTGAACGATAAAGCCGGATACGGACTGGCTCAGTGGACCTTCTGGAGCAGGAAACAGGCGCTTCTGACCTATAAGCAGGCCAAGGGCACCTCGATCGGGGATCTTAACATGCAGCTGGGCTACCTGGCGAAGGAGCTGACGGAGAACTATAAGGGTGTGCTGGACTGCTTAAAGAACGCTAAGAGCGTAAGGTATGCGTCTGATGTGGTGCTCACACAGTTTGAGAAGCCCGCCGATCAGTCCGAGGCGATGAAGCAGAAGAGAGCCTCCTATGGTCAGGTCTATTATGATAAGTATGCTGGCAGCAGTCCTGCACCTGCCCCGACACCCACACCGGCGCCTACGCCTTCCGTACCGTACATGGTGAGGATCGCGGTAGAGGAGCTGAACGTAAGAAGCGGCCCGGGTACCAACTATCCGATCGTAAGGACCGTAAGCCAGCCCAGCGTATACACCATAGTGGAAGTGAACGGATACTGGGGCAAGCTTAAGAGCGGCGCCGGCTGGATCAACCTGCAGTACACCACTGTATATGTGAAGGAGGGATAAGAGGATGCAGGATATCATATACAAGATTATTGTTAGTATCTGTGTAGCGGTACTGCTGCCGTGCCTGGCCTATACCGCCAAGAGTCTGATCGCTTATCTAAAAGCTCAGGCCGATGGTATTAAAAATACCACGCTGCGGGAAGCCGTACAGGAAGCCATAGAGCTGGTATGGAAGTCCGTAGTCTATGTTAACCAGACCTATGTGGACAGCCTTAAGAGCTCCGGCAAGTTTGATGAAGAGGCACAGAAGGAAGCCTTCAAGCGTGCCTCAGATGCAGCATACAGTATGATCAATGATGAGCTGCAGAAGACCATAGAGGAGCGTTACGGTAACTTCGGACTGTGGCTTACCACCCAGATCGAGCAGACCGTTAACGAAGAGAAAAAAGCAGACTGACACTCTTTCGGGTATGCCTCCATAAGCGGAGAGGGCTCCGGTGATCCGGGGCCCTTTCTGTTTCCCTTGACACTGCTGACGAAGGTCTCTATACTTAAGCAGGTATCGATATAACTTGTAATAAGTGTGACCGGAACAGCCACACAAAACGGCGTGTACTAAGGGCGTAAAGGTTCGAGTTTGACTGAGTATCGTCCACGCTGGCAGACTTTTTCGAACCATCGGAGGAGTCTGCTTTTTTATTGCTTTCAAAGTCATCTACCACGGTCTTTGTGATCGGTGTCTGTGTGCCGGAATAGTTCAGAGCGATCACGATATGATCCTCATAGACATATACGGCCTGCAGGAAGGTATCCACAAGACGGGCTGTATACTTTGGATCCGTCACATCCCCTTGTCTCAGCTTTTCCAGGAAGAAGATAATATGCTCCTGTGTCAGCTCCGGGAGAGCCACAAGCTCTTTAGCCAGGGCAGTCTCTGTCTGTGCTCTCTGAGCTTCCAGCTCCATTAAGCGGGAACGGACAGAGGATGAGTCCAGACCGTCTTCCAGAGCCCTGGTGAGGTTCGTGATCTTTTTCTCGATATCCTTAAGCCTGTTCTCCAGTCCCGGTACCTGGCTGTTCTCCTGGATCTCTTTATCCTGGTATTTGATAACCAGATCGGCCACCTCTTCGATAAAGGCGTCATCCATCACCAGCCGGATAAGCTCCTCCGTGACCGCCTGATCGAGTGTATCACGGCGGTAGCGTTTCAGTGTGCAGCCGCCCTTCTGCTTCCGGTTATGGCACATATAGTAGTGGTGCAGGGCGCCTGTATGACTCTTTCCGTACTCCCCGGCCATCGTATCACCGCATAAACCACATATCAGCTTCCCTGAGAGCATATACTTTTCCATCTTCGCCGCAGGAGCGGTCTTTTTTCGTTTAAGAAGAGCCTGAGCACGCTCAAAATCTGCGTCGGATATGATACGCGGGATCCCGTCCGGGATACTGATATCCTCATACTCATATAGGCCGGTGTATTTTTTGTTCTGCAGCATTACCCGGAGAAAATCTACCGTAAAGACCTTACCGCTCCGGGGGTTACGGTATCCTGCAGCGTTAAGCTCGTCCGCGATCTGCCTGGTGCCCTTGCCGGAGAGGAAGTCAGAGAAGACCCGCTGCACGACCACGGAGGTCTCCGGGTTGATCTCATACTTCCCGTCAGCTCCCTTCCGGTATCCGTATGCCGGATAGGAGAGCACCTTACAGGCCAGAGCGTTTTCATAGTACCCGCGGCGGATGTTCTGGGAGAGGTTTTTGGAGTAGTACTCCGCATATCCTTCCATGACGGACTCCAAAATGATACCTTCCGGGCCGTCCGGGACACTTTCCCGGGCATAGAGCACCCGCACGCCGTTCTTATTGAGACGGTGCTTATAGATAGCGCTGTCGTAACGGTTCCGGGCGAAGCGGTCCATTTTCCAGCAGATCAGGACGGTAAAGTGCCCCTTCTCTGAGTCTCTTACCATACGCTGGAAGTCCGGACGCTTATCTGTCCGGCCTGTAAGAGCGTGATCAGAGTACTCCGCGATCACCCTCATGTTATTGCGGGCGGCGAAGTCCTTACACTCCCGGATCTGCCCCTCTATGGACTCCTCACGCTGGCCGGAGGAGCTGTAGCGGGCATAGATCACAGCGTTTTCTATTGTGTCCGTGGCGTCAGGCTTTTTCATGAGCGGCTCTCCCCTTCTCAAGCGTTATTTTTCTTACGAGGACGCTTCGTACGTAATACATATTTATGGCCGCCGTGTTTAAGAACAAAGCCAGCCATAACGGATCTTGCCGGTGCCTTTATTACTTCGACGGACGACAAAATACCAGTTTCCGGATCTTTGACCATGATAGTCTGGGTCGGTAAATCCTTTTTCTGATTAGCCCGTAAAGTTGCTAAAATACCAGGTTTTATATCAGGGGATGCGTTTTTCCAGAGATCGAGAAGATTTTGTTCCTCTTCGGAGAGGTTGACGTGAACGAACTCACTTTTGATTACTTGCGGTTCCTCTGCGGAAGCTGGTTCCGACGGCTCCATATCTACATCGTAGCCCATAAGCCATGCGGGGTTGATATCAAAGGTTTGTGCTATCTTATCGAGCTGATCCTGTCGTGGAGCTCTATCCCCTTTTAGATAGTTCGACAGTGCTGATTTATTCATACCTGTATGTCGACAAAATTCTGACTGCGAGATATCCAGGTACTCGAGAAGCTCTTTTATCCTCTCATTCGATGTTGTTATTTTCATAGGCTTACCTCCCTATTTATGCTTATACTATAGCATTTTTTAACTCACTCAGCAAACATTTTTTCACGAAATAGAAAAAATGTTATTGACAAATGTGAACACCCGTCGTAAGATATGAACAGTTCACGAAATGGAACGGTCATAAAATCTTAGAAAGGAGGGCGGATATGTTTGATACAGCAAAGCTGCGCGGTCGTATCGTAGAGAAGTTCGGATCTCAAAACGCTTTCGCTGCAGCAGTGCACAACTCTGTGTCGTTTGTATCACAGTACCTTACCGGGAAAACATACCTTGATCAGAGAGTTATGGATACCTGGATAGAGGCGCTCCAGATCAGCGACGATGAGATCAGTGCTTATTTTTTTACCCATAGAGTTCACGAAATGGAACATTAAGAAGGAAGGAGGCAGGACTTAATGATCATTACAGTAACGATGGATAACAACGACGCCAGGACTTACCAGGACGATTTCCTCGAGGTCTCCGTGGAGGACAAGTTCCTCGTTATTTACGCAGGCTTCTCTAACGATCCTCTGGCCTACTTCAATATCGATCATGTCCGGGAGGTACAGATCGATCAATACGGAGGGACGCGTGATGAGCAGGACAGCGAACCAACAGATAGCCCGTGATACCTACGAGGCGGTGCAGCGGTACTTCGATCGTCCGGGAGTGCAGGAAGAGTTTGAGCGCTGGAGAAAAGAAAGGAGGGCCCATGAAGAACACGATAGGAGAGAACCTGAGAAACTTCCGCCGGCAGTGCGGATATACGCCGAGAAGGCTGGCTGAGCTCTGTGATCTGGATGTGGAAGTGGTCAAAAGCATAGAAGCAGGGAAAGTGATACCGGATCCGGAGCTCGTGATCAGCCTGGCAGAGGCAGTAAGAGTAGCCCCGGAAAAGATCTACTCCCTTACACCGATCGCAAAGAAAACCGGAGTATCCATGAGCCAGCAGATACACGGCGACACCCGATCCGTAGAGGTTACCTGGGATACAGACCGCTTCGAGCTCTATCAGTCCGGCATGATACTCGGAGACGGATACGCGGTGCTCATGCTGAGGGATAAGCAGAAAGAGGAAGACGATGGATGGTTCTGAGCAGCTGTCAATATGGGACTTTCTCAGCACGGAAGCCGGAGAGGATGATGTCGAGATCAAGGGAGCCCTTAATGTACATGCCAAGGGCAAGATAAAACCCTTCGAGGTGCACCTCTGTACCGGGGATCTGGTCCTGATCGTGGCCATGATAGAGGACTACATCAAGGGGCTGGATGTGATCAGGGCGGACGACATACAGTGGCAGGTCTATTACCGTAACAAGTTCCACGACCTGTCTGTCCGGATCCAGAACCAGATCGAGTACGACTATGAGAAAGCACGGCAGCGGTGCATGAAGAAGCGGGAAAAGGAAGACGACATCGGCGAGGAGGCTATGGCCCTCACCATTAAGAAGGCCATGAGAGAGGCAGAAGCGAAAGAGGCGGAGATGCTCCGTAAGCGGCAGCAGGAAGAAGGAGGAGAAGAAGAGTGAAAAAGGATATCAAGTGTGGAGCTGCGCTCATAGGTGCCGGAGTGGTACTGCTTTTAAGCGGTATCGTAATAGGCTCAGCAGTCACGGAGGCAGATGCAGCGGAGCCGGTAACGATCACCCAGGTAGAGGAGAAGATCGTGACGGAACGTGTGGAGGTCCCTAAGGTCACCACGGTGGAGATCCTTAAGCCTGTGGATCGGATCCCGGAGGTGGAGCTGACAGACTACGAGAAGGAGCTGATCGCCCGAGTGGTCTATGCAGAGGCCGGCTGGGAAGACATGGTCGGTAAGCGCCTGGTCGTGGATGTGATCCTTAACAGAGTACGCGATCCACACTTCCCGGACACGGTAGCCGGAGTGGTCAACCAGGAGCACCAGTTCCTTAAAGCGGCGACCTACTCTGATGCCTGCATGGAAGCGGTAGAAGCGGAGCTGTATGGGGAGCTTGACGACTATATCGCCTGGTTTTGCTCAGATGGCTATATCTGCTACGGCCAGGACGCATACCAACACGGCGGACACTACTTTAACTGGCTGCCGGAGGAATGGATAAAGGAGGCGCGGAAGTGAAGAACAGTTTATCAGACCTTAATAACTACCTGTTTGAGAGTATTGAACGACTCATGGACGACGATCTGGACGATGAAGGCCTGGAGAGAGAACGCAAGAGAGCGGAGGCCGTTTATAAGGGCGCCAAAGCGATCATCGAAAACGGCAGACTGGCCCTGGACGCTCAGATGTACGCGGATGAATACGGTGATCGGGAGGATAAGCACCGGATCTTCCTGCTGGAGGATAAGAAGGAGGTTAAGGGATGCCAGGATGGCACAGGTGGACGGAAGAAGAGAAGCGCTGGTTAAAAGTGTACATCCCCGGTCACTCAGAGAGGGAGATAACAGACGC